TCGACTGTGTGGCGGAGCCCTCCGACGGCGTCTACGTGGGCCAGCAGTCCCGCAAGGCGTTCGGTCTGTCCTACCAGACCCGGATCGGCAACGACACCCAGGGCTCGGACCTCGGCTACAAGATCCACCTGATCTACGGTGCGCAGGCTGCTCCTTCGGAGCGTGCGTACTCCACGATCAACGACAGCCCCGAGGCGATGACCCTCAGCTGGGAGCTGACCACGTCCCCCGTGGACGCCGGCGAGGGTCTCAAGCCCACCGCCCAGCTCGTGATCGACTCGACCAAGGTCGACCCGGACGCTCTCGCTGCCCTCGAGGCCGCGCTCTACGGCTCCCCGGGCACCGACCCGCGTCTGCCCCTTCCGACCGAGGTGCTCGACATGTTCAGCGCCACGGCCGTCGAGGTGACCACGGTCGCCCCGACCTACGACGCGGGCACCGACATCATCACGATCCCGGGCACCACCGGCGTGATCTACTCCATCGACGGCGAGGACGTGGCTGCTGGCCCGTTCGGTCCGATCTCGGAGTCGAAGGTCGTTCTGGCCCGTCCGGCGCCTGGCTACAAGTTCAGCGCCACCTCGGACAACGACTGGTCGATCAACTACAGCTGATCGGCCGATCTCCCTCGGCTCAGCGGGCCCGGCGACCACACGTCGGGCCCGCTGTTCGAGGCTAGCTAAGAAAGGACAGGAATGCTTCACGTCACACTTCCAGGTACCGACACTCTCCCGACCGTCGCGCTTACCTTTGAGCATTCACTTGTCTCAGTTTCAAAATGGGAGGCAGAAGTCAAGCGTCCCTTCTTCGGACATGAGGAGAAGACGGAGGAAGACACTGAGCTCTACTACCGGTGCATGCTTCTGACCGAAGATCCCCCCGCAAACTTCTACAGCCGAATCCTCGGCACTCAAACATTCCAGGACATTGCTGACTACATCAACAGCAACCAACACGGAACCCTCTTTCGTGAGGAGCAAGCTCCTCCAAAGAGCAAGCAGGAGATCGTCTCGGCTGAGCTGATCTACTACTGGCTCGTACAGTTCCAAATCCCATTCCAGCCCGTCGAGACATGGCACCTGAGCAAGCTCATGGCGCTGGTTAAGGTGGCTGGTCTGAAGCAGTCCAAGCCCAAGAAGATGAGCGCCCAGGAGCGCGCCGCACAGATGCGAGCTCTCAACGAGCAGCGTCGTCGAGAGACCGGCAGCGCCGGCTAGGAAGGGGGGCTCGTGCCTCGAGTAACATGGAACGCCCCCGAGACCCGCTTCTTCGAGACGGGTCTTGACCGGGGAATGCTCTACCCCAAGAAGCCGGTGACGGTGGGAGCGCTTCTGTCGGTCAACCAGGCCAAGAACCCCCGCGGCGTCCGCGTTGGTTCGACCTCGCAGGAGGTCATGAAGAACCTGACGCCAAACCCCAAGACGTCATCGCCTACGCTCAACAACAATTACTGGACGCGGACCATGGGCGTCGCAATCTCTGGACACCCGGTCTCCGCCATCACAACGGCCTCTCGCTACGTGCCGAACGACGTCATCTCCGCCGGAGCACAGATGACGTCGGTCTACAACATTGACGGTCAGATGGATAGCGCCACGGCCCGCATGGTCGGATGCTACATCAAGCCGAACCGTGCAGCCCGAGTGATCTTGTACCTCGCAAACAGCGTTGGTGCAACTCAGGTCGACGTTCAGATTCCGGCGAACGAGTGGACGTGGGTCAACACAAATCGGCGAGGCACGGGACACAGCATCCTGACCGTCGAGCGCGCTGACGGCACTCAGGTCGCCACCACCGATGAGGTTCTCATCGCTGGCTGCCTTGGCTCCCAGGTCTCTGCCGATCGATATTTCGACGGCGACACGCAGGACACTCCGGAGCTCACCTACTCCTGGTTCGGCACCGCCAACAACTCCATGACGGTCGTCACCGGACTCAACCCTGCCGACTGGTATCAGATGAACGGCGGCGCCGTTACTCGAGCTCTCGAGGGCGGCGTCAACTACCGCAACGGCGTTACTGGAACGGGCGCATACATGCAGTCGACCTCGAACGCTACGCCGGGCTGGTTCTACTCCGCCCGATTCGAGATCCGTCGAATTCCTGGCGAGCACACGTCTGGTCCGGTGCGAGCTGCTCTGTGGGATGGCGACAGCTACATCGCTGAGCACAACGGCACTCCGACCTACTTCAACACGGAGAACCTTCCGATCGACGGCACTCCCCTGACGTTCTATGTCAATGCCATCGCGCCGGTCGACGCTGCTCCACAGCAGCTGTCGCTGTTCTTCTACGCCGACGCCGGTGTCAAGACTGCGTTCCACGTCGACAATGTGATGATCCAGGAAGTCGAGGTCGTGGGTCTTCGAGTCGAAGAGCCATATTTCGACGGAGATAGCGAGTCTAACGCGTTCGTCTTCGACTGGAGTCCGACTGCTTACACCACCTCGTCGACGAAGCGCGAGCTCGTCTCGGCTGCTGTGCCGTGGAACGGTATGACCAGCGTCGAAGAGACCAGCGGCGACAGCGCCAAGGCATATTTCGTCGACGGTCGGCCGTTCCTCTACCTCCCAGTGCCGAAGGAGTACAAGGCAACTCTCAACGCCTACATGTACCCCGACGCCTTCTCCGAGATGATGGGTCTGGCCGAGATCACCGACGGTATGTACCTCGACTCACAGCCAGGTCAGGCATTCGACTTCAGCTATAGGACTCTGGTGGGTAATGCCATCCAGGGAACCGACCATGGCTACAAGATCCACCTCGTCTACAACGCGACGGTCACGCCGGGCGCAATGAACTACGAGACGCTGGGCGAGTCGATCAACCCCACCACGATGTCGTGGGAGGTTCAGGCTGTTCCGACGAAGGTTGATGGGTACCGTCCTACGGCGCACATCATTATCGACACGCGTCACATGAACCCCTCGAAGATCAAGCGAATCGAGGACATGCTCTACGGCGGGGACAACGACATCCCAGTTATGCCCGACCCGCAGGTCATATTTGATCTGCTCAACTACGGCGACACCATCATCGTGACCAACAACGGTGACGGTACGTTCGACGTGGAAGGCTCGTACGAGAATGTCTACCTGCTCAACGATGGTCAGTTCCGCCTCGAGAACATCGACGGCGAGATCCACGCAGATGGTACGTTCACCATCTCCACGACCGAAGGCTAGAAAGGAGACGATGTGGCAACAGTCACTGGTGTGACTCTGCAGAAGATGCTGCAGATCAAGAACGACACCATCATCTCCGCCCGGGTGGAGAACGGAGTTCTGTACTTCAAGAAGGGCGACAACCAGACCGAGTTCGATGTCGGTCGAATCGTCCTGCCGGCAATCGACGCATGGCCCGTGGGTTCGATCTTCATGAACGTCACGGCCACCAACCCGAAGACGCTCCTGGGCGTTCCTTCCAGCTCGCCTGTCACGTGGGTTCGCTGGGGTCTTGGCAAGATGCCAATCTCGCTGGACCCCAACAACCCTCGGTTCGACTCGAGCGAGGAGACTGGCGGACTGGAGCGAGTTCAGCTCACTCAGACCGAGATGCCCAGCCACGATCACGGTGGTTCCACGGGTTGGCAGTCGCACGACCACACCCACACGGGCTACGCGCACCCCAACGGGTCGCACACCCACGGGCAGGCCATCCCCAACCACCGAAGCGGAATCTCCGGCGGTGGCGGCCTCAGTGTTGCTGACAACAGCAACTACGTCATGCAGACCGACCCTGCGGGCTACCACGATCACTCTGTGACCACCAATGGCGTGTCGCAGAACCACTACCACAGCATCACCTCCAACGGAGGCAACGCCTCCCACGAGAACATGCCGCCGTTCATCACGGTGTACATGTGGAAGCGAACCGTCTGACTCAGGAAAGGGGAGGGCATGGACGTATCGTTCACGACCTCCGGGTCTTTCAACAAGACCACCGCCTTCCTGACTGCCATGCAGAACATCGACGGCGATATTCGCCGCTTCTGTGAAGCTGCTGGCGCACGTGGTGTTGCGGCTCTGGCCGCAGCTACGCCGGTGGACTCTGGTCTCACAGCCGCTTCTTGGGGCTATGAGGTCGAGTCCACCGGCAGCACCACGACCATCACATGGACCAACACACACAACAATGGCGGCGTAAACGTAGCCATCATTCTTCAGTACGGTCATGGCACCGGTACTGGGGGCTGGGTCGCTGGGCGCGACTACATCATGCCCGCGATCCGTCCCATATTTGACTCAATCGCTGACGACGTCTGGAAGAAGGTGACCACCGCATGAGCAGTGTCGACGACCGGATCGTCAACATGCAGTTCAACAACAAGCAGTTCACCCAGGGCGTCCAGCAGTCTCAGCGGGACCTCACCGGGCTGGACAAGACCCTTGCCAACGCCGGCAAGGCGTCCGGCCTCGGCAAGATGGGGGACGCTGCCACGCAGGTCTCCACCAAGTTCGGCGCCATGCAGATCGCAGGTGTCACCGCGGTCGCCACGATCGCCAACAAGGTGACCCTGGCCGCAGGCAGCATGCTCAAGAAGCTGACCATCCAGCCGCTCATCGACGGCTTCAAGGAGTACCAGACCAACCTCGAGTCGGTGCAGACCATTATGGCTAACACCGGTAAGAGTGTCGGCACGGTCAACAAGTACCTGGCTGAGCTCAACGACTACTCCGACCAGACCATCTACAACTTCTCGCAGATGGCCAAGAACATCGGTACCTTCACCGCGGCCGGTGTCGAACTCGACACTGCTACCTCGGCGATCAAGGGTATCTCCAACCTCGCAGCCCTGTCGGGCTCGAACTCGCAGCAGGCCTCCACGGCCATGTACCAGCTGTCCCAGGCTATCGCCGCCGGCAAGGTGGGTCTGATGGACTGGAACTCGGTGGTTAACGCGGGTATGGGTGGTAAGGTGTTCAAGAACGCGCTGGCCCAGACCGCTGTCGCTATGGGCGATCTCAGCTCAAACGCCGTGAAGGTAGGGACGGACGTCGAGATCATGGGGCAGAGCTTCCGAAACTCCATCTCGGCTGCGGCCGGGCAGGAGTCGTGGCTCAGCTCTGAGGTTCTGGTCACCACCCTCGCCACGCTGGACGGTCGATTCTCCAAGACGGCTCTGGCCGCTGAGGGCTACACGACTAAGCAGCAGCTCGCCAAGAAGATCGACGAGGAGCGTCTCAAGCTCGCCAAGGAGGGCGTGAAGTTCTCTGACAAGGAATTCGCCGCCATGGTCAAGAAGGCCGACGCAGCTTACGCCGCGGCGACCGAGATCAAGACGGCGACGCAGCTCTTCCAGGTGGTTCAGGAGTCGATCGGCTCGATGTGGGCCAACGCATTCCAGATCATCCTGGGTGACTTCAAGCAGTCGAAGGAGCTCTGGGGCAACGTCGGTGACGTTGTCATGGGCATCATCGACGGCATCAGTGAGCGTTTCCTTGGCGCCCTCCGAATCTGGGAGGAGCGCGGCGGACGCATGAAGGTCATCGATGGACTCGCCAACATCTTTGGTGGGCTCGTCGATATTTTCGGCGCAATCGCAAAGGGTTTCGACAAGGCGTTCCCCGACAGCAAGGTCTCTCTTCTCAACCGCATCTCCAAGGCGTTCTACTCCTTTAGCAAGGCCCTCGTGCCGAGCAAGGACACGATCAAGGACATCACGACCGTCGCCGAGGGCATGTTCTCCATTCTCCACTTCGGCTTCACGCTCATCAAGGGCGTCGCCAAGGGACTCGCGGCCTTCTTCGGCGCAGTCTTCGGGGCTACGGATGGTGCTCGTGGCGGCATCCTCGATGTGGCTGCATCCATCGCTGAGGTGGTCATCGCATTCGAGGGATGGCTCACATCCGGCAGCAAGATCACTCGGTTCCTCAAGGGGATCGGCCAGGTCGCTGGTGGTGCGCTTGCGCCCATCGTGTCGATCATCGGCAGTGTGGTCTCTGCATTCGGTGCGCTCGCTTCTGGCGAGACCGGCCGCCTGATCGGGATCGTGCACGACATTCGCAACACCTTCCTCGGTTTCTTCGAGTCGGTGTTCAACGGGCTGGCGTCTCTCACGGCGCCGTTCGGGTTTGTGTCTGACTTCTTTAGTGGTCTGGCCAACGTCATCGGCGGAATGAAGTCCACGTGGACCGACTTCACCAAGGACCTCAACTCGCAAGGTACGGAGTTCGCCACGCCTCTGGTTGCAGGGATCGACAACGTCAAGAACGCCATCGGCGGGATTGCGGACGTCTTTCGGGCAGCCTTCGATGGTGTGGATGCCTTCTTCGACGAGCTTGGCAACAAGGCCTCAAGCGCTGCCGAGAAGGTTGGCGAGGGGGTTTCGTCGTCGTTCTCTGCTGCAGTGGGTGCAGGCTCGGGTGTTGCTGGCGGTGTCGGCGACGGTCTGGCCAAGTCCTTCGACGCGACCGCTAAGGGAGCCGAAAAGGTCAAGGACGCGACTGCAGGCATCTACGACTCGGTGACGGGCGCTGGTGCTTCGGCAGCGACGGCTAGTACCGGGGCGGTTGCCACTGGCGCAGAGAAGGTCGGCTCGGTCTTCGAGACGATCGGCAACATTCTGAGCTCCATCGGCGGTGCCATCAAGGGCGCTTTCCAGACGATGATCGATGCCATCTCCAAGATCCCCATCCCGGACGACGCTCTGGAGTGGGCCACGGCTCTCAACGCGCTTATTTCGCTGGCGCTCATTAAGAAGCTCTTCTTCTCGAAGGGCGTCTTTGAGCAGCTTGGTGACGCAATTGCTCAGATCAAGAAGGCTGCCACCGACTCGCTCGACCAGCTGACTGACACGCTGAAGACCATGCAGGGCGCAATCAAGTCTGAGATGATCAAGAACATCGCTATTGCGGTGGCCCTATTGGTCGCTTCGCTCGTGATCCTGAGCTATATTCCCACGGAGAAGCTCGCCGCGGGTCTGGGTGCTTTGTCGGCAGTGATGCTGATGACAGGCGCAATGATGCAGGTCATGATGGCCGGACTGTCAAAGGTCAAGGTCAAGGATCTGGTCAGGTATGGCGTGGGCTTCACCCTCGTCGGCGTCGGAATGATGGCCATGGCTACGGCCGTGCTTATTCTGACGGCTGCGGTTGCGGCCCTGGCGTTCATCCCGTTCGAGAAGCTCAAGCAGGGCCTCGGTGCTGTCGCCATCCTCATGGGCATCATGACCGCCTCGCTGCTCCTTCTAAGCGGCCAGAGCGCGAAGGTGGCTGCGGTGGGTGCTGCTATGGCGCTGATGGCTATCGCTATCGACACGATCGTGCTCGCGGTAATGGCCTTGGGCGCTCTGCCCTTCAACGTGGTCGAGCAGGGCCTTGGTGCTGTCGCTATCGGCATCGGCATCATGACTGCCTCGCTACTGCTGCTCTCTGGTAACTCCGCAAAGATCCTGGCTGCCGGCGGCGCAATGGTCCTCATGGCCACGGCGCTCAACATCCTGATCCCGCTCATCGTCACCATGGGTCTTCTCCCGTGGGATGTCGTCGAGCAGGGTATGACGGCGCTGGCTATCGGCCTTGGGATCCTGACGCTCTCACTGATGCTGCTTGGCGGCATTGGTCCTTCGGTTCTGGCTGGTGGAGCAGCGATGCTCATGCTGGCCACGTCCCTGTCCATGCTTATTCCGCTCCTCATCACCATGGGCACGCTTCCTTGGGAAGTGGTGTCACGTGGTCTCGCTGCGATGGGCATTGCTCTCGCGCTTCTGTTGGCGGCAGGTGGTCTGGCGATGCTCATCATCCCAGGTCTCCAGACGCTGGCTCTTGTCATCATCGCCATCGGCGCTGCTGTGTTCCTCGCTGGTACTGGAATGGCCCTGTTCGTTGGGGCTCTAGCACTACTCACTGTGGTGGGTGTCGCAGCCATCGGAATCATCGTGGCTGCCATCGGGGCATTCATCGCCCTGTTGCCGAACATCGCAATTCAGGTGGCTGCTGCGTTCGTGTCGTTCCTTCAGGCTATGGCTTTGGCGGCTCCCAAGATCCGCAAGGCCATGGGCACCATTCTCGAGAACATGATCGGTACCGTTCGCGATGCCATCCCGGACTTCATGCAGCTCTTCCGGGAGCTGATCGAGGCCGGCCTCGAGGTCGTTGCTACCTATATTTCACGCTGGGTCCTGGTGGGTATTGCTGTTGTTATGGCGATCCTGCAGGGTCTTCGTGAGAACATCCCGAAGATGATCGACGCGGCGTACGACATCGCCTATGCGTTCATTGACGGAATGGGGCAGCGTGCGGTCGACCTGGCCAATGCTGGTGCCGACGCCATGATCGACATGCTCAACGGCTTTGCCGATGCTGTCGAGACCAAGGGACCTCAGATCCGAGAGGCAGCCGGAAGGCTCGCCACGGCGATCAAGAACGAGTTCGCTGCGGCAGCGGTCAGCATCTTCAAGGACATTCCGATGCCGTCGCTTCCTGACTGGGCCACCAACCCGTCGAAGTACCTTCCCTTCATGAGGAGTAAGTCCAGCAACACCATCGATCTGGAGTACAACGTCAATGCGAGGTCTGGCGAAAGCCTGGCCCAGCAGCTCAAGACGGCTCTGACCGAGGCGGGCACTGCTGTCGCCACCGCGATCGAGGGTGCTATCGCCCTCCTGACCAACAGCGACGGAACTACTCAGTCTGCGACATACAGTCGCAACGCAAGGGCGGCCGAGGCCGAGGCTATCAAGCAGGGAACCACTGCGGGATATTTGGACAAGGCTGCGACGAAGGCGGAGGAGCGGGCTCAGAAGCAGCGCGACAAGGCCGAGAAGATCAAGGACAAGAAGAAGCGACAGAAGGAGATGGCGGAGATTCGAAAGGGTGCTGGTAAGCGCGCTAAGGATCTTCGAACCGGCGCTAACAAGGCGGCTCGTGCTGCCGAGAAGGCGCAGGAGAGGGCCGATGAGCAGGCAGCTGCTGCACAGCAGGAGATGTCTTTCGAGGCAGCTATGAAGCAGCGGGACTTCCGTGCTGCGGGCGATGTCCGTAGTCAGCAGGGTCAGGACCTGGCAGACAAGTCTGCAGCCCTCCTTGCTAAGTCCCAGGCCCAAAAGGCTGAGGCCGATCGCCTCGCTGCGAAGGGCGACAAGAAGGCGGCCAAGAAGCTGCGCGAGGAAGCCTTGGCTAACGCCGAGCTCGCAAAGCAGATCGCTTCGGATGCCTACACCATGCAGCAAGATGCTGTCCAGCTCTATGCCGACGCTCGTGCGGAAGCCGCTAAGGCTGTTCGTGAGCGAATGGCGGGCATCCGAGAGGACATCGCCGAGCAGGACGCCGCAAGGCAGTGGCAGAAGGACTTCGACGCCCTCGAAGGGAACGCGCAGGCACAGGCAGACATGCTGAACGCCCGCGCAAAGACCAACGAGGACAAGGCCGCTGCAGCTCGCGCTGCCATGGAAGCAGCTCTTGCCGAGGCCGAGCGCCTTGCCGACACCGACGCTGAGGCCGCTATGGCTCAGCTCGACGAGGCGGAGCGTCAGGCACAGATCGCCAACGCGGCGGCTGACTCTGCAGAGAGCGACCGTGAGAAGGCCGAGGACCTGCTGGAGCAGGCCGAGACCGCCACTCAGCAAGGCACAACCACCTCTGGGGCGCAGATCACCCCGAGTCGCACCGCACTAGAAGATGCTGCGAGCGCTGTTGACAGGTACACCACCTCGATGCAGCAGGCAGAAGAGCAGGCTGGAGCTGGCTCATCTGCCCCGCAGTTCATCCAAAACAACTACTCGCCGGAAGCCCTCTCGGCTTCTCAGCTCTACCGACAGGGCAAGAACCTTGTCGCTGCCGCCGAAGTCAAAATGGCAGGAAGTCCGGGCTAACTCTAGGAAAGGAGACCAACTTGCTCACTCAAATCGACGTGGTGTACTCAGTCCCTCTGGACACTTGGGTCGCCGCAACGACCTATCAGGTTGGTTCCCTGGTCCTGGACCCGGATTACGGCCAGGTGTACGAGGCTAAGGTCATCACCACGAACCAGAACCCGAGGCTCACGCCAGCCTCGTGGACGCTGCTGGGTGATCAGTGGGCGAAGAACGTCCCCTCGACCAAGCCCGTCTCGTTGGGCCTCCCCATCCTTGGGGTGAACCTGACGGAGAGTCTCCTGCTGAGGGAGGTGACCGGACTCAACCCTCCGGCCATCGACCTCTTCATCGGAGAGTACGCCCGTGACGGCGGCTTCTACGGAGGACGCCGGGTTGGACAAAGGAACGTCGTGCTTACGGTGGACCTGAACCCCAACCCGGCCCTCGGTGAAACCACCCAGGGTCTTCGAGAGATCCTGTACAAGATCTTCATTGATCCCGCCGTGCGCGAGGATCACCTGCAGCTTCTGCTGCATGACGAGACGGGGGCTGTTCGCAGCCTCTACGGCTACGTCGACACCTTCGAGACCGAGCTGTTCACGACCGAGACGGTGGCACAGATCTCGATCGTGTGTCCCGACCCCTACATCGTCGACGCCGTTGAGACCGAGCTGCGCAGTCCCACGGGCACGTGGCTCGTCGTTCCGTTCACCTACGACGGTACGGCAGAGACCGGCCTCGAGGCTGAGATCTACATCACGGCTGACCATGGCAAGCTCAACATCAACAACAACGGTTTCGTCATGTCCCTCACCCACAACTTCCTGATCAACGACGTGGTCTACCTCAACACCAAGCGGGGCGACCGACAGATCCGGATGGCTTCTCTGACCAATGTGAACAACATGCGCACTGCCAACCCACGTCTGACCACCAAGCAGATCTGGGAGAAGCTGGTCGAGGCAGGGCAGACCACGTCGTTGCTGTCCAAGCTCTCTCTGACCTCCCCGTGGCTCGAGCTGCATGACACCAGCAACAAGCTGCGCGTCTACGGCACCGCGTTCACGGATTCGGTCGCCGGTGTCAAGTCGCTGACCTTCCGACCCACCTTCTGGGGCGTCTGATGGAACTTCAGAAGCTCAACTCTGTGTTCCAGCCAGAAGACGTCATCGACGACAACCGCTACGAGAGCCTGATCTGGACCGAGCGATATTCCACCGCTGGCGACTTCGAGCTGGTATCAAGCGACATCGCGTGGTGCATGAAGATGATGCCCCGTGAGTCGTATGTGACCATCAAGGAGAGCACGGTCCCCATGATCATCGACTCTCACAAGATCGTCAAGCAGAAGCACTCCGTGCCGAAGATCGAGATCAAGGGTCGCTCATTTGAGTCCGTTCTCGAGAGGCGGGGAAGCGTCATCTCCCTTCCGACCGGCGCAGTTCGAGCTCCATGGACCAACGATGCTGTGAAGCAGTCTGACGCAGCCTTCCACGCCATCCGTGGCGTGATTGGTGACACAGCCAAGAACATCGGTGGGGTATCTCTCGGAGCACAGTCACCGTCTATCAGCGCTTATGACGCAATCCCCGAAATCTCTCTCGTGGCGCCGGCAGATCTCGCGATGGCAGGAGCCCCGGCTTGGAACTCCACCACTACGTACGCAGCGGGCACGCAGGTCTCGCGACTGATCGGTGCTGACACCTATATCTACAAGTCGCTTGTGACTCACTCCAACGTAGACCCTGCTGCAGGCACGCCCTCTCAGTGGACCCAGCTGGGTAAGATCGCCAAGGTCGAGATCAAGGCCGGCAATCTATATTCCACCGTTCTCGAGCTGATCCAGGCAAACCACCACGGGATCAAGTCGGTGCGTCCGCCAAACGGAAGCTCCAAGACAACGGTGGATGTCGAGATCTACAACGGCGCAGACATCACGGCCAGCACGGTGTTCGATGCGAAGTTCGACCAGTTCGACGACGCGACGTACCTGCTTACTGCTCAGGGAAGCACCAACCTGGCATACGTCTATGGCGGTGGCGACACGGCCGCAGAGCGTGGTGGCACGTTCGTGCGCAAGAACACTGTTGGTCCTGAAGTCTCTGGTCTCGCTCGCCGCGTTCTCGTGGTCGACGAGATGAGCGACAACACTCTGAACACTCCAGCTATCCGTACCTCTCGAGGCCTCGTCGAGAGGTACGGATAGCTGGA